CATTGCGTGAATACCATCAAGGAATTGCAGCAGTGGAAGTGGAAGAAGGACGAACGGACAGGCGAATACCTGGATGAACCGGTTCCCTTCCAGGATGATGCAATGGCGGCGCTGCGCTATGGCGTTGAAGGCTGGCGTAAAGCAAAGGGATGGATGGTATAGGGGGGTATTACATGCTTACACTTGAGGAAATCAAGACCTTCATGGATAACGATGCTGCTTCCACCAAAAAGCAGTTTGCCAAGACTGGTCAACGATACTATGAAGCAAACCATGACATCCGCAACTATCGAATCTTCTTCGTTGATGCGAATGGCAATCTTCAGGAAGACAAGCACAAAAGCAACATCAAAATCAGCCATCCGTTCTTTACCGAACTGGTGGATCAGGAAGTCCAGTACATGCTTTCCGGCAGTGATGGCTTCGTGAAGTCCGATGACCCTGAACTTCAGGCTGAATTGGATGCATACTTCAACGAAAACGAAGACTTCACTTCGGAACTGTATGAAGTTCTGACTGGCTGTGTGTCCAAGGGCTTTGAATACGCCTATGCATACATGGGCAAGGACGGCAAGACGGCCTTCCAGTGTGCAGACAGCATCGGTGTTGTGGAAGTCCTGGCGAAGGACACGGCTGACCATTGCGATTATGTGATTTTCTGGTACATTGACCGCATCGTTAAGGACAACAAGAAGGTCAAGCGCATCCAGGTCTGGAATGACAAGGAAACCCACTTCTTCGTGCAGGTGGAAGACGGAAAGATTGTGCCGGATGATTCTGTTGAACTGAATCCCCGGCCCCATGTCATCTATAAGAAGGACGGCGATGAAGCCACCTATTTTGACGGCTTCGGATTCATCCCCTTCTTCCGTCTGGACAACTGCAAGAAGCAGTTCAGCGGTTTGAAGCCCATCAAAGACCTGATTGATGACTATGACATGATGTCTTGCGGCCTGTCCAACAACATTCAGGACACCAACGAAGCGCTGTATGTGGTCAAGGGCTTTGCCGGTGACAATCTGGAAGAACTGATGTTTAACATCAGAGCCAAGAAGCACATCGGCGTGGATGAAGATGGTGATGTTGAAATCAGAACCATTGATATTCCCTATGAAGCCAGACAGACCAAGCTTGACCTGGATGAAAAGAACATCTATCGCTTCGGCTTCGGTCTGAACACCGCCGGTCTGAAGGACACTGCGGCAACCACCAACATTGCCATCAAAGCGGCCTATTCGCTTCTGGATTTGAAGGTCAACAAACTTGAAATCCGGCTGAAGCAGTTCATGCGGAAGCTGCTGAAGGTTGTTCTGGCTGAAATCAACAGCACGAAGGGAACCGACTATCAGCAGAAGGACATCTATTTCAGTTTCGAAAGAGAACTGCCGGTCAATGAACAGGAAAACGCACAGGTTGAATTGATTGATGCCCAGCGCAGAGCGGCAGAAATCACAACCCTGCTGAACCTGGCAACGAAGCTGGACAATGAAACCTTGATGCAGCAGATTTGCGAACAGCTTGACCTTGACTATAATGACCTGAAGGACAAGCTGCCTGATCCGGAAGAGAATCCGAAGGAAACGCAGTCCGTGTTGGATGCCATCGTAACCGAAGGGCCTGACGGCGGTGATATGATTGAATAAGCGGCAGAAGGAAGTTCTTCAGCATCAGTTTGATTCTGAAAAGGCTGTTCTGGAACGGCTTGAAAAACAGTATCAAGCGGCGCTGAATGATATTAACCGCAAGATTCGGATTCTGCAATCCGATGAAATGACCCAGTCCAAGATATACCGGTTGGAATATCAGAAAGCCTTGAAGAAGCAGGTTGAATCCATCCTGGAAAAGCTTCATGGTGACGAGTTCACCACCATCCAGGAATACCTATCAGCCAGCTACACAGACGGCTTCATCGGCACCATGTATGACATTGCCGGTCAGGGCATTCCCATTGTGGTTCCCATTGACCAAGCGGCAGCAGTAAAGGCCATCATCACTGATTCCAAAATCAGTGATGGCCTTTACACTTCCCTTGGCGTTGACACCACTGCGCTGAAGAAAGCCATTTCCGCCGAAGTGACCAGGGGCATTGCAACCGGCATGTCTTACGCTGACATTGCCAGAAACATCAGCAATGTTTCCAAGGCACCGCTGTCCAGGGCAAAGACCATTGCCCGGACAGAAGGCCACCGCATTCAACAGGAATCCACCAAGGATGCACAGCAAGAAGCCAAGGGCAAGGGCGCTGATGTTGTCAAACAGTGGGATGCCACGCTTGACGGCAAGACCAGGCCTTCCCACAAGAAGGTTGATGGTGAAATCCGGGAACTGGATGAAAGGTTCAGCAATGGCCTTGACTTTCCCGGCGATCCCAGCGGCAAGGCCGGTGAAGTGGTCAACTGCCGCTGTGTCAGCTTGACCAGGGCAAGGTGGGCGCTTGATGAAGGCGAACTGAAGACTTTGAAGGAAAGGGCAGAGTTCTTCGAGCTGGACAAAGCTGAAAACTTCAATGATTTCAAGAACAAGTATCTGAAAGCTGCCAAGCAAGTTGATGCAGACCCCTTGGAAAAGTTCGTCCGTGCGGCTAACGCCGAAGAAGCGGCAAAATATGCGAGAGATACGCTTGGCCTGGATCAGACAACCGCTTACAGTTTGGGCATGAATGTCGAGATTGCAAACGGGCTGAATGAAGCGTTGCATAGAATCACAGAAAAGTTCGGAAGCCTTACGGAATCTGGCTATCTGAAGAATGTTTTGATTGCAACTTCGGAAGCATACGGTTATGCAGCGTATCAAAAGAAAATGGGCGTTATGCTTCTGAACAAAGCTGTCAAGCGGAAGACTGCCGTGAAAAAAATGGCGGCTGAAGCATTGGAAGAGTTCACATACGGCAGTTGGAGCAGTTCAAGTCCGTTCCATTCCGTATACCACGAATTGGGTCATGCAGTTCAGTATATGTTGCTGGACAATAACCCTGAATTGCAGAAGAAAATTGATGTATTGTATTCTGAAACATATTCCGCTATACTGGGAGCGGATGCAGAATGGGTGACTTCTGGCAACTTGCTTGTCGAATATGCGAAAAAAGCAAAAGATGCCGGTTTTAGCTATTATGGTTTACGCAATTCCGGTGAGTTTGTTGCGGAATCCATAGCGCAATACTTCTGTTCTGATAATCCGGGGAAAATCGCAAAATCTGTAATTGATAAGCTGGCAAGGGGATGATGGTTTGCTACTAAAACTGAAACAGCTTCAGCTTTTAGAAGCTGACGGTGATGGAAAATGCAAAGCAAGGGCAGACTTGACCGAAGAACAAAAAGCAGAACTGCTGAAGCTTGATGTGTCCTTTTTCGAAGTGTACGGAGAACACTTGATAACCAACTACAAGACATTGAAATAAGTTCAAAGCATCCTGAAAAGGGTGCTTTTTTATTACCTTGAAAGGGTGATTCCGATGTGAGAACCACAAGAAGGCTGTGTTTCAGTAAGAAGCTGATGGTTGCAGACTATGTGATTCTGGCGGTGTTTATCATTGGCCTGTTCGTGTTGATTGTTCTGGATCGGAATGCAACCGAATGGGCTGTTGCAACTGCCGCATCAAGGCAACGGTTAAACATGGCCAGATCACTTGCGGTTCTGATTGGTCTTTCGGTGAATACACGGCCTATGTTTCCGATGGTGAAAGTGTGACTTTCCAGTTCAGCCCTACCACCGGGTATGTTGGCCTTGTGCTCAAAAGCGTGACTGTGGACGGCGTTGAAATCGACAAGGACAGTTTCACAGGAACTTACACTTTCAGCAATGTCACGGAGAATCACACCATTGATGTTGTGTATTACACGCCTATGTATGAAGCAACGGCAACGGTTGTGGGTGGTACGGTTGACCCGGAAAGCGCCGGGACTTCTTTCGGTGGCAGTTTAACATTCACTTTCACGCCTTATGATGGCTATGTGCTTGAAAGCGTGACAGTTGATGGTGAAGCAATCGACATTTCCACCTTCACTGGCGTTTATACCTTCACGATGGTTTCTGCAAACCACACGATTCATGTTGTGTATGTCGAGGAAATCACAGGCAAGGCGTTGAGTGAGTACACCGAAGGCGATATTGTCTATATCAACGAAAACGGTTCGCCTGTTCCTTTCTATGTTGCGAAGCATGACTATGAAAGCGCCCTGAACGGCGCTGGAAGAACGCTTTTGGTGCGGAAGGAATGTCACAGCAAAAGAAAATGGCACGAAACTTCCGGGCATAGCGCTTATGCGACAAGTGATATTGATTCGTGGCTGAACAATGGATATAAAGCCCTGCTTGATGCGGCGGTGCAAAACGCCATCGGTTCAACATCGTTTTATTACACTGTCGGCGGCGGCACATCGACACAGACAACCTTGTCCCGATCCGTTTTTTTGCTATCGCTTTACGAATGCGGCAAAGCCCCATCAGCCGCAAACAAGGACGGTTCCGAACTGCCTATTGCGGACACATTGGATGTAGCAACGCTTGATGGTACTAAAGTTGAGCAATGGACACGAAGCGTTCCAAAAACAAGCACAACAAACGCATACAGACTTTCAACAAGCGGAATGCAGAGCAGTTCAGCCGTGACAACTTCTTCCGGCGTTCGCCCTTGCTTCACGCTTCCGGCTGATGCGGTGTTTAATGCTGACACGGATGCTTTTGCCAGAGTTCCGGCGGTTGCTTCCACCTTTTCGATGCGGATGATGAGAACGGCCCCGGTTGCTGAAGGGACTGAACTGACTATCAAGGAAACCGATTCGAAGGGCAAGTCCTTGATTGGCAAGTACCTTG